CCAAAGCGTTCTTCGCTGGCCTGCTGCTGGAGAGCCTTCTTGTTGTAGATAGCGCCGTTTACGTCATTCCACCATTGATTGCGCGCGGCCTGTTCGTTCGACTTCGCTGCGCCAATAGTTCCGGCGGCAGAAATGCCGGCCCCGACCATGCCGATAGCTGCGCCTGCTAGTGCTGCCATATCCAAACTTCCTGGTTATTCCATTCGTGCTGCTTGAAGCCCAATCGTCCCAACCAACGCTTTGCAGCCGGTGAGGCCGCCATGTCAGCGCTCGCGACCATGCGCTTGATCCCGCGCCGGCGAGCCGCGTCGAGGATCGTCAAAGCCGCCTTGTGCAGAGCGATCGGATTACTCCGGGCTTCGTCCGTCAGTTCCGTAAATGCGTATTTCTGACCATCCGGCAGGAAGGCGATGCCGCCGATCCCGATGATCTTGCCGGCGTCATCCCGGCCTACGAGGGCGATCATGCGATAGGGAATTTCCATCCCGTTCTCGGCCAGATCGGCCTTCGTGGCCCACTTGACTGTCGCCGTCACCCGTTGGTCCGCATTTCCAGTGTGAAGCCCAGAACCGTCGCCGGACGCGGCGAGGCGGCTTCCAGATAGATGCGCGAGTCGGTTGACCATTCGCCGTTCAGTTCAAACGTCTGCTGGTCGTAGCGCTGCCAGATCGTGTTGGCGTCAGCCGCGACGCCCTCCTCGACCAAAGGCAGATTGTCCGCCGTGTAGGTGCCGCTGTAGGTGTCATACTGCCCGTAGCGAACGCCCTGATAGTGCGTGCGATCCAGGACAAACCCAAGCTGATTGACGCGCTTCGCTTTGTTGACCGCCGTTCCGCCAACCGCCGCATAAGCCAGCTTCGCGGAGATGAACTGTGCTGTATAGGGCAAGCCGACAACGGCTGACGTGACTGCCTCTGACAGCGTGATTGAGCCGCCGGAGACGATGTATGTGCCGAGGTCTTTGCCGCCGCCCCAAGCCGAGACCGTGCGACCATTCAGGTGGCTCAAGCCAGTGATCGTCGCCGTGCTGGCCCCGGAATAGGTGGCATAGCTGTCTGACAGGAGCGGCGTCGTCGTGTCCTGCGCCTGGTCAAGCCGGGCAAACTTCTCGACGTAGCGGACGGTTGCGCCGTTCACCGTGCGCTTGACGACGGTGTAAACCTCGTCTTCCAAGCAGCCCGGTAGAACGGCGACATTCTCATACATGTCCGTTCCGCCGGTCGTCAGGCGATACCAAGCATAGACCTCATCGTCCGCGTCGAAGATCAGGCAAGCAATCTGTCCGTCGTTCCTGACAAAGAAAAGGCGCGTGTCGATTTGCCGCTGAATGGAGAAGTCCATGAAGCCCGGAATGCCGATGTCCACGTTCAACCGGGTCAAATCAATCGTCTTGAAGTCAAACGACTGATTAGTGAACTCCATCATATATATACGACGATTTGACCGCTGGACAAAGATGCCCCGCTGGTCAAGTTGCATCGCGCGGACGTTGTTGTAGGTGCCTTGCGTGTTCGTGAAGCGCAGATTGAATTTTGTCGGCGTCAGGGGTTCATCGAACGAGCTAGATCGCGCGGTCACGACGCCATAGTCCGTGCCGATGGCAAGTCGGCTCAGAGACAGAAGGAAGTTGGTCGTCTGGATCGGCCCCTTGCCGATGGTGCGACTGATCGGCGCGGCGTCGCCCTTGGCGTTGAAATCAAACGACGTGTAGTCGTCGGAAATCGACCCCCAGACCTTTGCGCCACCGGACCACCAAAGACGGCCTTCATGCAATGCGACGCTCGACGGATAGCCGTTCGAGCCATTCCATTCCTGCAAGCGCCAGTCGTCGGTTTGCGTCGTGTTGGCGAAGTCGTTTAAGACTTGAATGTTCGCGACGGTTTTCGGATTTGAAACGTCCAGGCTGACAATGCGGCAAACGCCGGAACCGCCGGAGCCGGTGTAGGTCAGGGCGCAGGTCGCGGTGCCGGACGTGTAGGACCGCATGAACAAGCGGTAGAAGATGATCGTGTTGTCTTCTTTGTCCTGGTAGGTCTTTGATTGATTGGACGTATAGGACTCAACGTCAACCCACTCGCCATTGCCTTCCGGGTCAAACGTGCGCTGAAGGACAATCGTGCCGGCCCATGTCCCAGTAATTGAGATGGTGAACTGGCGGTCAAAAGACTGAAAATAACCGCCTTGCTGAACAGCGACGTTGTTGACGACGACATAGGTGACAGGCAGCCAGTTTGACACGCCTGACACGCGAATGGCTTCTGTCGCCGTCGTCGCGACGTTCAGCGGCTTGCTGACAGTCTGCCCCTGATGGAACAGACGCATTGTCGAGCCGATAAGCGCGCTGGTGAAGAAGTCCTTATTGCATGTCAGCGTGCCGTCACCGCGAAGAACGCTCGGCGTGAACTTGTATGTCTTGTCGCCTTGCGCTGACGGGAATGGGCCATCAACAGGTTCATAAAGAACCACAGCCCAAGAGTTGCCAGAACGGCGCTGGATCATGCGCGGCCAGTAGCCGTCAGCCGCCACGTAGATGATGTCCGAGGACTGGTCGTATTTGACCTTGGGAAGATCGGCTTCCGTCCAAGGCGTCGGGATGACGACGGCTCCGCTGCTCTCAATGGTCGGCTGCGCAATCGTGTAGGAGCGTGCGTCGCGGCTTTCAAACTGGACGTAAATTGTAGCTACAGCCGGCGTGAAGCCGAACGAGTAAGTGCCTGTCGGTAAAGCGGTTGACTGGATGATGTCATCACCGCCAGCGGTCGTTCCCATCTTGAAGAGAAGGTTGCCGCCTTTGCTGACCGTGAAGCGAAGGCCGTGCTTCTTGCCGGTGTTGCCCGCGCAGTTGATCGTGCCATAAGCCGATGAGATTGAGCCGTCCGTTACGTCCTTGATCGTCAGGACGCCAGCAGAAGCCGTCACCGTAGCGCCGGTCGAGGCCGTCAGCGTCCAACTCGAATAGTCTTGGATCGTGCTGGTGACGCTATCGCGGCTGACAAGCGCGTCGCTCGCCCAGATACGCATGTTCTGGTCTGTCAGTTCGATCAGCGCCGTGTCTGTGGCGGAATAGACGAACTCTAGGAGCTTGGCGGATTTGTTGCCGTAGGTCGCGCCGAGATACTTTGAACCCGGCCGGAGCGTCATCGGACCTTGCGCCAACGGCAGCCAATTTACCATCGTGTCAGCGGCAAGGCGCATTTTCTCCAGGTCAACGCGCATGAGCGCGAGCCGGGAAACCTCACCGCCGTTACAGTGATAGAATGGGATGTTCTGAGAGGCCATCTATCACCAATTCTTGATTGAGTTGCTGTAGTAGCCGATGTAGCCGCGACGAATGCGGCTCGTCGTCCAGGTGCCAAGCGGCCACGGCTGCGGAGGCTCGTCCATCGCGTCATTCGCTTGGGCGCGCTTCCAGTAGAGCTTTTCTTTCTTCTCGATGGCGTCGATCAGGTTGTTGTCCTGAGTGATGCGCGGCGCAATCGTGCGGGCCAGCGCAATTCCGACGTATTCGGCAAAGTCAGCCGGCCAGGCAAGGATGTTGCCGGCCAGATCGCTACTGACGTAGCGCGCATAGAGCGTGTCAGCGTTCGCCAGCCAGTAGCCTTCCTGATCGCGGTAGTTACGCAGCGGCGGATCGAACGTCTCACTGGTGGAGATCATCGACGTTCTGATCCAGTCGCATGGCTTGGCGAAGGCAGACTGATAGCCGAAGGCAGGCTCAATCGAGCCGTCAACGTCAATCTGGACGGCGCGAGAGGCGAAGTTCCAAAGGCCAGAACGGAGGCAAAGGAGAACCGTGTCGGAATACTCGTCATCGAGATACCGGCGCGGCTCTCTGTTCTCGGTCAACGACGCCAGCTTACGCTCGCCAAGATGGCGTAGCGCCTTGTTGTAGAGCGAAAGTTGCGTCGTGTTCTGGGTCATTTAGGCCGCCATCGCTTTCATGTGGTTCTTGATGTAGTCGATAGCCTGTTCGCGGCTGTCGAACCCATCTTGAATGATCTGATTGTCAGAAGTGCGGATCGCGCTGAATTTGCGATGCGGACCCTTCCAGGTCGCCTCATACTCAGGCGCATCCATCGCTTTCTGGGCCGGCTCAAGTTCGACCTTGCGGAGAAGGGCGACCTTCACCCAATTCTTGCCAACCGCACGAACGTAAAGCTCAGCGAAGTAAGAGCCGTCTTCCGAGTGAACTTCGATAATGTCGCACGGCTTAAACTTGTAAGCCACCATCGACCAGTATTCTTCCCGAAGGATGTCTTCGATCTTGGTGCCGTCTTCCGGGACCACATGATGAGCTTGGCGAGCAAACTCTGTCAGGCTGACACGGCTGTCGCGTATCATAGGAAGACCAGGGGTATGCGTCATGTGCTACTCCAAAGAAGGAGGGGGCCGGGATGGCCCCCTTCCAAAAGTCAGTCAGATCACGAAGACGAGAGCGTCGTGACCGTGCCGGACATCGACGCAGCGCCGCCGGCCGTAACCGTCTTGATCCAACCGCTGCTGACGGTCGGAGTGTTGTTGTCGTAGACGAGGATAAAGTCGCCAACCTTCATGCCAAGGGCAGAACCGTTGGAGAAATAATCCGCCGCCTTAACGGTGGCGATGGCGTCAGCCGAAACATACGACCAAATCGCCGGGCCGCCGCTGCCGTCAATCGTGCCGGAAACCAGCTTGTTAGGCGGGTTCGAAGTCGAATAAGCCATTATTGGCCTCCTAAAGATGTGAGTTGAGGAAAGAGGGCGGCTATGTCAGCCGCCGCTCAAAATCAGAACGCCGAGCCGTCGTGCAGGACTTTGACCACGCCGCTGTTCTGGAGCAGCTTGGAGCCCATGAAGATGGTCGAACGAGCGAAGTAGTAATCGTCTTCCTCGTTGTAACCAGCTTTCACGTCCATCTCGCCGGTGTTGACCGCATGGCCAATCGCGCTCTTGTGGAAGGCGTAGCAAGTCTCCGAAGCCGTGCCAGCGCCAGCGAGACGCGGATGCCAAACCCAGTTGAAGCCGGCCCAACGCTCAACGCGCTTCGTGTTGATGCCGGTCGAAGGACCAGCCTCAAGGAACGGCAGGTTCATGTCCACCCAATCGCGCGAACCAAATTCCTTGGTCTGCATCAGGTAGGCGCGGAACGCCGGCGAAGCGACGAAGAACATGTTGTCGATCTCATCGACCGGCACTTCGTTCTTGCCGAGGATGGCCATAGCCTTCATGACGAGGGCCAGCGACGCCGTCACAGCAGAAGCGCCAGCGGTCGTGGTCGTGGCCGACAGACCGGACAGGATGTCCTGGTCGATCTTGCGGTTCATGACCTTGATCGTGGTTTCCTGCATGATGCGGCGACCGTCACCCTGCGAACCGAAAATGTTAAAGCCGGTCCGGCGGGGCTTGTCGTGCCATTCCTGAAGCGTAGCGGTGTACTGCGTCAGGTTGTCAGCGCGGCCCGGAATGAGGCCGTTGACGCCACGGGTGACTGCCGAAGCATTACCCGAGTCAGCAACAAGGAACGTCGCCTGGTTGCCTTTAATGACCGCTTCCGTGGTGGTCGCGGCGCGGAGAAGGGACTGGCCCTGCTCAAAACCGGCAATAAACTCCTGCCGGTACTGTGTCTGGAATGCTGTATTAGCCATAGTGAAGCACCTCTGATTAGGGTTGAAGCGCTTCGATCAGGTTGTCCGCAGGCGCGCGTTGGCGGGTTGCCCCCGGCCTGAAACCGGGGAGCCGCCTATCGCCCTACGGGGCTTCTCGATAGCGTGAAAGGATGTATCCAAACGGATACGTTACGCAGCGCGTCCCTTGTTCTCTCGCGCCGCCTTGGCGTCGAGAAGTTCGCGGTAACGCGCTTGCATCTTGGGATCGCGCCAATACTCCTGCGTTCCGACCTTCTTCTGGAGAGCTTCAAGCTCGCCTTCGAAGTTCTGGAAACCGGGAGACGGCACGACGGTATATTCAGGGTTGGCCTCGCGGGCCATTGACGCCAGCACCTTCAAAGCGCGCGGATCGTCGCCAAGGCGGCGTCCGTTCGGAAGGCGGGCCAACAAGATGTCAGTTTTGACTTCCGGCGTCGCATGAACGTCCAACAGGTTCGCAATCGCATTCGTGTTGCGACGGAACTCGTTGCCCCATTCCTGGCGCAGGCTGTCTTCGCTTTCCTGATGGAAGCGGTCGTCAGCTTCCTCCAATGCGGCCTGCTGGCGCTCCTGCATGGAGGCATACCAGCCAAGAACCTGCTTGACCTGGCTCGCCGGCATGTTCGCCTGATGGGCGTATGCAGCGAAGTCATCCAAAAGCGGCTTGTCATCGTCAGACCAGACGAAGCCATCACCCAGATTAACGTCGTATTTGTCCGGGCTGTCAGGCACGCCGTTCTCAGCTCGCCACGTCTTCAATTCGTCCTCAGTCGGGTTCTCTGGCAGAACCGCCTTGAGATTGCCCGCCGATAGACGCGCCTGGGCGTCCCGGTAGGCTTTGGCCAGGTCAGCCGGCGAATTAAACCGATCCAGCGTTTTAAGATAGCTCTTGTCTTCACCAGCTAACTTAATGCGCCAGTCTTCCGGCCAATCGGCTGGGGCGACTACAGGCTTTTCGGAAACATTGCCGTCAGCAATCGTGCTTTGCGAGCCGGCTGCGGTGGTTTCAGTCGAAGCAGGAGCGGTTGTCTCGCCACCCGGAGCAGCGTCAGCGGCCGGAGCCGTGTCAGCCATTCCGCCAGCGAGGGCGTCCGTGTCTTCCATCATTAGGTCTTGTCCTCTAGGGAGGCGTTCGACATGTTGATGAGCGCAACTATTTCCAGCCCGACAAAGCGCTTGCCGGCGGCAAAATCACTGTCACGCGGACTGTCAGGGAAATACGTTGTGTCCCTCACGCCGGACGCCACGTTCAAAATCCAGTCGAGGGCGCGCTTTTGTTGCCCCTCGCTGGCGCTACCGGACGCGAGCGCCTTCAAAGCGTACACGTCCGCCTTCTCGCAGGGGCTTGGTTTCCAAGGCCGCCTGTCGGAAGCTCTCTGTCTGACTGCCATTAACCGCCTTGTGCCGGCGCGAACGCCTCATTGAACTTCTTGGCAGCACCGCCGGCAGCGTCAGCCGCCTGCGCGCCACCCTGAAGCATGGCCATCTCTTGTGCCATCTGCGCTTGCTGCGCCTGGGCTTGAGCGGCCATCGCCTTCTTCTGCATGGCAACCTGCTCATCGAGGAACCAGGCCGCCGGAGCGCCTGCGCCCTCGGCCGCGTCACGGAACGCGCGGTCGAAGTCCATGTCATGCACGACTGACGGATCAAGCTGCGCAGCCATCTGGAGAAGCTGGGCGGTCTGCATGAACGCCTGGCTGTTGGCGCGCGTCTGAGCCGCCTGGAGCGGGCTTTCGAACGTGAACCTTACGTCCTGACCGGACAGGCTCGGCGGGATGTCGAATTTGCTGCCGAACGCGCCGTTGCGAAGTAGAATGTCAAAAGTGCGGTCACATAGAGCGCCATTGTATTCCGTCTCCATTGGCTCAAAGAGCGGCAGGGCGCGGCGGATATACTCTTCCACGCGCTTCTGCGTCTCAAACGCGGTCATGTCGCCCTTGAGTTCGGGAAGCTGTATCTGGTTCAGATAGAAGGCTTCCTGGATCAACTCACGGATTTTCAGTTCGCGGTCATTGCCCCACGGCAGGCCGGAACGGTCCAGCGGCAGAGGACGAAGGGCTTCACCCGTGCGCTCGTCGTATTCGGCGTCAACATAGGTGATGCCGCCAGCAAACAGATTGACCGCGCCCTGGATCGCGTCGCCGGCCGCCAGCATGGGCGGATCAACCGCCTTCTGACCCGCCTCGATCATCGTGAGGGTCATTTGCTGGAGCATACGCGCGTCGGAGATCGAGATGACGGTCGCCGGCGAATAAGCGTATTGCGAGCCGGAAACGGTCTGCCAGCGCGGAATGATGTAAGGGTTGTCAGGGACCGCTACTTCTTCAAGGATCGTTTCATTGTCTGCATCGACGTAGATCGAGACGTATTTGAACTTTTCCTTGTTCTTGGTCAGGTCGTATTCGTTCGCCGGCACGATGATGTGCTGGCAGTTGACCTCAAAGAAGGGGTCTTTTTCTTCCTTCTTCTTGACCTTTTCGCTGACGCTGTTCGGAAACAACTGACACAGCATTCGGGCGCTGGGCTTCCACCTGCGGTGAACGCGGTCGATCTCGTAATGGAAGTTTTCGGTCCAAGCCACGTCGCGCAGGTGCCAGCAGCGGAACAAGAGGCCATTCAGATTCTTGTTCATCTCGACGGTAATGACCGCGTTGCCAAAGGCAGCGAAGTCATGGTCGCCTTCGCGGGTCGCTCGGATGAAGCCGGAGCGCGTGTCATACATGAACAGGCGCATACGCTCGGTGGCCCAATCAAGCCACTGGCGAGCGGTGGGATCGCGGTTGATCGCTTCGACCGGCGTTCTGGCGTGGAACCACGGTTGACCGCGCGGACGCAGCATCGCGCCGATCTGGTTGGCAAGGTCGCGCCGGCACATGCTCGGCACGCCTGTCATCAGATGAGCAGCAAACTCCTGGCCAATCGAGCGCGTCGTCGTGAAGTCAGCGCGCTCGACATAGAAGTTCTCGGCCATCGACTGCCAAAGGCTGGTAATCTGGACGCGCGTTGAGAACAAACGCTCGCCTTGCGTGACAAGTTCTTTAGCGCGCGTCTTCATCTATCAGCCTAGGGTTTTGCCGGAATAGTCGGGAGCGGTCGGAGCGGCCATGCCCGGCGAGCGCTGTCTTGTCAGGTTCGAGCCTTCACGGCCGCCACCCGTCGTCTGCGCCGCCTTATTCATCGCGGCTTCATTTGAAACCGGCGAGCCAATGTCAGGCGCACGCGGAACCGGCTGCGGCGGAGGCGGAACGATCATCGGGGGAGGCGGCGGAGCAGAACCGCCAAAAAGACCGCT